AGGAGCATAAATTTTAAAATACATATTTATTCAGACGCCAGTTAACTGACTGTCTCGGGCGTGCGGATCTCCGCACGCTTCAGGAAGGGTATTTTCTATAACATACATAAACAATTAACTACTTGCGTTTAACCACTACCTTCTTCTTACCTACCTTCGCCCTCGGTTTGGGTCTGGGTGCTGTCTTAGTCATATGTGCTTGAGACATGGTCCCTAATTTCTTATTGGCCATGCTGAGCAACTTGTCGCCAGCCGCAGAAATGGCAGACTTACCAACCTCACGAATAACAGGATACGCATAAGATGCGACTGTCCGTAAGGCTTGGCCAACAGCTGCTGCTATTAATCCCATGTGAAGTGGGTTCTCAAAGAACACACCCAACTGGACCAGAGCCATCTGTGCGGCATGATAGGTCTCCAATTGCAAATTGGAGTATCCAAGCGGAAACAACACAGACGAGGATCGAAACTCAATATGGCGGTCAATAGTGACAGCCAACGTGCTCTCTCCCACATTAATGTCTGTGAATACGATAATATTAGCATAACCCAGTTTATCCAAATCGAAGATCCCAACGGGACAAGCGACAACGCCAGGCAAGGTGGGAACCATGAGTGATGTATTAGTAGGAAACAAACAGTCTCTATACAACTCAGCACCCGCATCGGGTAAAGTGAAAGTATAAAGGCCATTCTCCAATGCGCCGAAGTACCGATCCTTAGGGTAGACACCATCAATGGCCAAGTCGAATGCCGGAGCGTTCAGGATATTAACCTGTTCCAGCGACACGCGAGCGGCCTTAACGGTACCTTCCTTGTTCAGTACAGCGGTTACGTTACTAAACAGAGCCCCCACTGCTGATGTACGTGTAGATTTCCAGGGTACAGTAGTGGTTGAAGCTTCCACGGCCTTTGTTATAGGAAACAAGACCAAAGGGGCATTACCAGTGGGCGTAGTTAGCGGAGTTGCCGACGAAACTACTTCCGTAGTAACGCCATAAGCGGTCGTCAAAGTTGCCGCTGCAATGGCAGTGGTGATAGTAAGACTAATCATCCTAAAACCAACCACTCCAGTAGGCAACGGTAACCTATACCCGCAATTACCACCCACAACAGTACACACACCTTTCTGCACAAGCATTGTGCGGTCGAAATTTGCATCAATCAACTCAAGGGAGAACACAATAAAGGTTGCTCCTGGAGCCAAACTGAGGTTTAACTCAACGGCCATTGTGCCTGTGGTGTTGTGAAAGAAACGCTCACCTTGAAGCACAAGTATGGGGTACGTATAAGCACCCGCAACTGAACCAAAAGTGGATGTAGAATTAGTTTGGAAGTTAACCAATGGGCCAACCGGTATCTCAGTGCCCTCCGCCACAACGGTGGTGATGAAATCATTAACACCAGTGAGCAAAGAGAAAACAGAGAATGAAGCACCACCATTAGGGGTGTATTGAGTCCACACTGGAAAACCAGGATCACGGCATACCATTGCGCAGGTTGAACCCTCCGAAGCGATAGACATGGTCTTAGTATCAGTAAAGGACAAAACACCCGTTCTCTCCAATGCTGGAAAGGTGGGGATGCGGTTGGCTTTATAGTCCCTCGGAACAGCTATGGTTTTAGCCATAGTGTCCAAGCCTCCAACAGACTTATTAACTTTTGTGTAAGGCATAGAATGCTCTAAAATAATTTTATATTGCCGCCTCCTACCCTCTCCTCCCATGGGTTACCCGGGTTTCCGACCATAATTCTCCCATCGGGCAGTCTTGGGGGGTGTGTTACGATTGCCGGTAAAGCCGCGCGGCAAGGCTTGTTGCAAAGCATTGCCACTTGACTCCACCAAACTCTCGCAAAAGGTTTTCCAGCACGGGGCTGTAAATCTTACCAACCATGTGCCAGTAGATCTGCAAACAGCAGGTCGAATACGCTGACTCAACTAGTTGGTACTCCTCCTCAACCGTTCTTTGTTCTTCGTGAACGAGCTTCCTGAAGCACCTGGAGAAATTCACCAATGGTTCCCATAGAATACCATCAATTACCACCAACCTCCTGGAGACCATGCCGGGGGCACTTAAGATCCTCTCCTCAAAGGATAAGCTCATGTCGAAAAGGGCTATACCCTCCAACTTCGTTGCCCAAGGCAACTCCTTATCCCAAATCTCGAGGACCTTATCCCCGGTGGGCAAGTCCAACACCTCTATAGCCTCCGCGGTCATAGCCCAAATTCGGACATCGTCACCGCAAATCTCTACATATGTGTGGTCCTTTACCCACGTAAACAAGCTCTCACCGCCTAGGTCGACACCCAGGTCGCTAATGCGCCTGGCTATGATGTAATTCCATGCCACCAAATTGGCCCAACAATTCAACCTTAACGTATTCATAAAACCAGAGGGATTACCCCTGTTCTTGAAATACATTGTGCCGTCTGTCATTAACAGCGGACCACTGAGAACAAACTTCTCTAGGTATCTTAACAGGCCTTTCGGTACACCTGGATTGGTATACTCCATATGCATCCTGAAGAATGAAGTAATGTAATCTGGGGTCATATGCCGGTCAAATGCCGTTTCGTCGAGGGCCATAGCCCCCACTGCTTCCATAATCAACTCCTTCCGAGCCCCCATGACTGGCATGTCAAAATTATGACCTGCGTGCACCCATGTGGTCTGCTCAGCGGAGTAACATGTCGGATGACGTTTCATCCACGCTGTGTCTGACGCTCCAAAGCATACTTTCCACAAAACCTTCATCTCCAAACATGGTCCTTGTACTGTCCGTCCTACATCCAGTTTCTTCTTCTTGTACCCATCCTTCTTGCCCATTACACTCCATACCATGTGCTCACGGGCAAAGTCTTCAGCCTCCTGGCCTGTAAACTCACCAATGGCATATTGGTAGAGTGCCATCACCCTATCAACCATCACCTCTTTTCCGCGTATCTTATTTCCCTCACCAAGTTTTAAAATGTACTCCGAGTGAGTCTTAAACTCCCCGGAATAACCGGAACTTTTACATTCCTTATCCAACTCGGTGACGATATCATATACTGCGGCTCTTTCAGGATGGCGGTAGGGCACTGCGCAATCGGAGTCTTTCAACAAGGCAGCTTCCAAAGCCATCTTGAATACTTCCGGATCTGTTGTGTAATCTAGTTTGTCTCCAAACCGTTGCACCTCTGCGTGGTTCATCTGTGTGCTGGGCTTCATCATATAGTAATCAGGGGTAAAACCACTGATATCCCTATCCACCCGCAGTGGGTAGATCTTGTACTCCTCAACCATCCTACGTAGTTGGGAGAACTCCAACTTGGGGAGATCGCCTTGCTCGGCGACCCTCCCTTGGAGAGAGATCTTTGGTACCACCGGGTCAAATGGACAAACGAAGTCCTTCACAGCAAAGTTAGGGGGACTATAGGTAACGCAAGCATTTCCAATAGCCCCACCGTTCAAATAAGAGCCACCATAAAGGTGACCCCCCAAAATCGTCCCACCTTGCTCATAAACCACCATTCTACAGCATCCCTCGATGGTAGACATATCGTACAATATCTGGTCCTCTCTCGAACCCTTGATCGTCCCATGTGTTTCTTGCCACTCGTTCTTTTCAGAGTCAAAATAGTAAGCTGAGACCGAGTTGCCTACTTTCGGTTTCCCCTTAAAGAATTTTGCTGACACGATGCTAGCATCTGTCGTCACATCGGTGAAGTACCATACTTCATCTTTATCCTTAGGGGTATACCTCTTTGTTACTCTCCCAGTTATCGTAGCACGTGTGATACGGGAGAGATAGAATTTCTGTCCTATCTCCGCCACGCGATCCACAAACACACCATCCCTGGCTGCGTGCCGTGGGCACACAAGCAGAATATGGCTACCCGTGGTGCTGATCATGCATTGCATGGCCCAGCTCTCACTGCCTGAAATCTGTTCAAAGTCGAGGTAACCGGAGTTACTGGCCACTGGCCGTGGTACAGAGCCGATAATCCTAGATTCCAGCTGCACCTTCTCACTCTTCTTCTTTGGAATTCTTTTGATGACTTCCTCATCATGGCCCTTCCTAGCCGCCAGGTTCTCTATAACCTTGCTATCACCCTTCTTCAATGCGTCAGACCTCCACATTACTGTGAAGGTGTCGTCGTCGCCGTACATAGTCTTCTGGGGGTAATTCATGGCCTCCAACTTGGGTGCCGGTGCTTGAGCATTGGCAAGGTACTGTTCCAGGGTCAGGCCCACTTGCAGGGAGACGTCAGTCATCGTAACCTTCTTGGGAAGGGGTAGCTCACCCGTCTGAACGGATTGATCCATTGCCTCAACACTTACAGTTACAATTTGTTTCATCGCCCCTAACACCAAGGCCCCTATATTTTCCTCTAGATACGTCCCGACTGTTTCTACCGCTTCAGACGGTTGTCGGGCTTCCAGGGTTACAGGGTCTGGTGCTTGACCTGAATGTTTGATGTTCCCTTCAAGGTTGGAAGCCCATCGGCTCCCACCTTGTGCTGACATACGTGAGACAAACCCATACCTCAAGTTTTCCCATTCTTCCAAATTTCTCCTTGCCATGTCTAACTCCCAGTTGTCTCTAGGGGTATCACCCCCCGCCAACAACTCTGTGTACTCTTCGTTCAACTCTCTTTCGTAATCGTCCATATTTTTCCTCGCATCGCGGGGATCGTCTGCCTCGAAGTCATCCAACATTTCCGCCGTTCCTGTGAAGAAATTGCGAGCAAGTAGTTTACGCTTGCCGCTTTTCCCTTCAAGAGCCTCAAGATGTTCCCCTGGCCCATACTCTAGAGCTAGTCTCAGTAGTAGGGCTGGATAATACCAGTTCGGGGGACCCAATTGCTTCAGGTCGAGGGGACATCTATGCCTATGAGGTACATTCCTCTTTTGGCCTAGTGTCAAGCCCACGGCTGTGTGAATAGCTGCCCGAGCACACAAGTGCTGGGGTGCTACCAATGCAGCGGCTGCTTGACAGTCCGAGCAGTCTATCATGAAAACTTCGGGGGTGGTGGTCAGATCATCACTGGCCGCCAACGCCTTAATCCCTTCCGTCGCTCCGCGTCTCAGCATGCGGATCTGCAAATCTTCCTTGCGCCTATGGTTTTGAAGGATGCGCATGTAGGGGAAGACCTTCTTACTTTCTTTTGGTCGTCTGAAAATACTAAGGATCTTCCTCCCACACTTATACACAACCCACGCCAGGGCCAAGGTAGCAACAAACCCGAGTGCTACCCACAACAAACTGGTTAGCTCCAAAGAATTCCAAGCAAGGACAATCCTATCCTGGACATAAATTAGAGCATCCCCTATGTTTGTGGCACACCACGTTGCTGCTGACAGGAGATATTCTACTGGACGTAGATACTCCAACACATATATTAATGAAAGGGCACTTACCAATCCAACCGTGTAGCGAAATTTGGTGTTGAAAAC